ATGTTTAAATTTGGAGTTCTCGTTTGTATTCTTTTTTTAATGCTAAATTTTACCTTTGCTCAAGATCTTAATACGAGTAATGTAGAGAAAAACTCAACATCTATGCTAAAAACTCTAAAGCAGATGAGCATACCTTTTTCTGGCAATGAGTATGAGATAGAGAATTTATCTAAGCTAGATGATAAGATGCTAGCGGTAGTGCAAGCATCATTGCCAAACCAAACTGCACTATATGATGCCATAAAGGGTGATCTAAATAAAGATGGTATAGAGGATGTAGTTGTGGTAACTCAAGAAACTTTTAAGGATAAATTTTTACCTTTTAGTGATGGTTGTGATGAGAGCACCAAGGATGATAAATGGTGTCAAATAGTAAATAAAAATCGTCGTGGTGTCGTGATCTTGCTCTCAAATGGCGACAAATATGAGGCTGTAGTAACTAAGAGAGATATCTTTGAGAGCCCAAATGAAGATGGCGGAGCTTATTTTCCACCAGAGCTTGCAGTAGAGATAAAAAATAGTGAGCTAAAATTTTTCTATAGTTATGGCAAGTACGGATACTGGGAGTATATTTTTGCACTAGACGGAAAAGATTTTAGGCTTGTAAAGTATTTGAGTAATGTTAATAATGGTCCTATGCCAGAGTATATAGTGCAAATGGACTTTGTAAATCATAGGCTAGAAAAAAGTGCGAATTTGCTATACCGTGGAAATGAGGAGTATAAGAGATACGAAGAGTGTATAGAAAAGTACAGATCTTTTGATGATGCACAAGAAGAGGATGATTATGATGGATCGTTTATTAGAAAAACTTACGAGCTAAAAACACAAGAAATTCTACTCTCAGAAGTTAAAAAGGTTGATTATATAGATGGTCGTTGGCTGGATGATTTGCAAAATTCAAAGCAGTTAGGAAAAATTTTGAAGATTGATTTTTGGAGTGAATATCCGAGCGATAATGAAGATGAACTTGTTAGATGTGTCGCGGACAAGATATAAAAAGCCTTGTGTTAATTTAAATTTATCTACTAAATTTAATTGATGATAAAAGTTTGTAAATTAAAGCCATTGTTAAAAATTTAAAAATAAATTTTAAAAATAGCTAAAAGCATTTAAAAATATTTAAACTCTTTATGAAGAAAATCCGTATAACGTGCTAATTGATACCTAAAAGAGCTATATCATAACTACAAAAAACATTGCTCTTGACGTTAACGAAATAAATTTGACACTTTTAATTAGCCTTATGATAACTGCAAAGACCTACCACTTGATTATAACCCACCTAAATCAGGATACTGCAAATCGTATGTGGTGGGCTGTGAGAAACCATCTTGGATATTTAGGGACTAGCAACACACACGGACTTTACGTATTAACGCCATACGGTGGCTTCTAGGTTAGTGAGTTTGAAGGGATTTAATGCTCATAAACTGATGGCTTTTATGGGTCACACAGATATTAAAAGTAGCCTGCATTACGTGCATCTAAATGTTGATGATATACGTGATGGTATGGGAGTTGGTGTTTAGTTAAAAGGTGGTAAAAGTCCTTGGTATTTGGTTGCGGAGGACGGATTTGAACCGCCGACCTTCGGGTTATGAGTGTTACGCGCTTTATTTCACTTCTATTTTTATATCTTTTTTAAGCCTTGTATTTTTTACTTGCTTGCTATCTCCTAGTCTTTGCATTATTAGTTTATCATTTGTTCCTATTATGCTTACTAGGTATTTATTAAATTCTATTTTCTTGATTATTTTTATATCGTTGTTTGTCAGATTTTTAAATCTTCCATTTAGCATTTTTTCACCGCTGTTGTTTTGGTTATAAAATTCTATGTTTATTATCCCTTGCTCTCTTGTGTAGCTCCATCTTTCGTGTATAAATTTGCCATCTTCTAGATCATAAATAAAGCCGTCATCTTTGATTTCAATTTTCCATCTATTGCCTGCACTTGTCATAAAATTAATAAATTGATTGTTTTCGGTTGTGATTTCCCATTTTCCCATTATATTCACGTCTTCGCCAAAGTCATAACAAAAAGCGTTTATTGAAAATATGAGTATTATTAGTAATTTTTTCATTTGTCAATTTCCTTTTTTAAAATTCTTGTTTTTATGTCTGATATGTAGTATTGGATTTCTTGTTGTGATAGTTTTTCTAATAGATCTATTAATTCTTTATATGTATCATTTACATATATACTTTCTTTGTTTTCCTTTAAATTTAGTCCGTCTTCTATTACTTCAAATAGTTCTTTTCTATTTTTTCGCCAGTTGTATATTGTTTTTTCGGCTATTTTTAGCTTTTTTGCGATTTCTGCATTTGTCATTTTTTTACCTGTAAAATTTACATATTTAAGCTTTGTTTAATTTTATATTATGTAATATTTACGTGTTGAAAGTATGTAAATGTTACATATGTTTCGATTTTATCGAAATAATGTAAATTTTGCCCTGAATATGGCATTAAACTATTTTAGCCCCGTTTGGACGAAACACCTTTTCGGGGCTATGTTAAATGGTGTTTCAAATAAATAAAAAAGGTGTTAAACATGCAAATCGTTAAATCTGACTATGATTTAAAATACATTCTAAAAGGCGGTCTTGTAAGAAGTTCAGCTTCTGGCAAGTTTGAAGGCAATGATTACTCTTCTTCTGTTCGCATATCTTCATCAAATATCTATGACGTCGAAAACGAAAAAACTGGCTTTACTGATGAAGTAGAGCAAAAAGTCGTTTTTAAGATAATTTGCCCAGACAACAACACTGCCGGACTTGTAGCTAGTGCGATAAAAGAGAAATTTCGTAAAGGCGAAGAGATACCAGTTGAAGGCGGTTTTCCAAACGATCAAAGAATAATAACAATAGCAAATCCAGTTGAATACTTCCTATTTGATACAAAGCCAGCTAAAAAGACTGAAAATAAGTAAATGAAGGGGTTTAGCCCCTTTAACTATTTATATAAGCGTGTTTCCTTATATAAGTAGTTAAGGCTACTAAATTTCTTAAAAAAGGATTTCAGATGAAATTTCTTGCTTCTGCTAAATCTAAGGTTTTAGCTGGTGTTGCGGCAATGGGTGTTCTTTCTAGTAATGCTCTAGCTGCTGGTATACAAATGGCTTCTGACGGCACTGTTACAGGTGATCTTAATGTTGGTCCGTTTATGAGTATCGCTGGTGCTGTTCTTGTTGCTTACGGCGTATTCTTCGCTGTTAAAAAGGGTCTTGGTCTTTTGAGATAAAAGGCTTTTTCTCTTTGAAATAGTGTTGCCCCTTAATTGGGGCTAATTTTTAAAAAGGTTAAAAATGTATTTTGATTTTATCGACGTTTCGAAGTTTGGTATATTTTTAAACTCTTTCTTTGGTGCTGTGATCGTTTTCTTTGCGATAGTTTTTTCCATATCTTCAGCCTTAAACCTTTTTAAAAATTAGCCCTTAAATTTATAGCTAAAAGCAGAGTGCGAAGCAAAGCTTTTAGCCGACAAACGAAGTGCGTCAGTAATGTATAGGATATAAATATTATGGATAAAGTTTATCTAAATTTAACACTCGAGCAATATAACTTTTTGATGTCCTTAACTGGTGCATTATGCGGTTTCTTGCTTTGTATGTTTATTTTTATAGTCTTATCCAAAATTTAAAAAAGGTGTTTAAATGTTTAGTGTTATAGGCGTCCCAGCTTTTGATTACTTTTTCTCGATATTTGTTTGGTTTATGATTTTAACTCTGCCGATTTGCGCTGGCTTAGTTCTCTTCACAAAAAAGGTTTTTTAAGGATTTCTTATGAAATTTCTTTTAAAGTTTTTTTGTCTGCTTAGTTTTTTAAGTTCTTTTCTTTTTGCTAATCTTAAAATTTATACTGATGAAAATCTTAATGGTTATGATTTTAAGCCTATTGATGCGAAATTTCTAAAGGGTAATAATTTACTTGGTTTTAGGGATAGTAGTGGTTATAATATTTATTCTTTTACTTTTGATCACTCATATTATTCAGGTTCTAAATACTCTCCAGGTTTTTATTGGGGTGCTGGTAATTTCGTTTATTTTGGTGGAGATGTAGTTTCAAATCATTTATACGTTGAAATGAATACTTGGAGTTATACTGTTTATAGTATTTCGGATGATCCGAGCCATCCTTTTTTAACTTATTCGTCTTTGTTATTTTTTCGTTTGGGTGATCGTCTTGCTACTTGTGGCGCAAATCAAGAATTTAATACTAAAACAAATAAATGCGTTGATTCTTGTCCTGCTGGTCAGAATTGGGATGTTGATATTGATGCTTGCGTGAATGATTGTACTGATGCAAGTGTTAATAAACTTGGTATTTTTAATGGTACTACTCAAGGTGGTTGCATTGATTGTTCTTCTGTTTATTCTAATGATGGTATTGCTTCTTGTTTATGTACTGGTTTAGGTTCTTCTTTTTCTGGTTCTCATGCTTTTCTTTTTGATAATGAAAAGCCTGGTGTTGTTCATGCTAATTGTGATAATGGTGTTAGTATTGTTTTTAAGCATCGTGTTGATGAAGATCCAAATAAAGATAAAAAGAAAGATAACAACTCTACAAATTTAAGCGATAAAGATAAAGAAAATTCTAAACCTGACAAAGACAAAGATAATCCAAATCCTGATAAAAAGGACAATAATGAAAGCTCAAACAACTCTAGCGGAGAGAGTGGCAACCCTTCAAATAATAATAGTGGTGGCTCTGTTGGTAATGGTTCTAGCGGTGGCGGTGGGACTGGTGTAGAAACTAAGCCAAATCCTAATAACGGCAATGGCAAACAAGACGGCAAGAGTGACGGCAAACAAGACGGCAAAGGCGAAGAAGGCAAGGGCGATGATAACATTGGACCTGCTAAATTAGATTATGAAGGTTTAAAAGCTAGTTCTGAAACTTTTGAAGGTCAATTTAAAACTGCCATTGATGATAGCTTTAGTTTTGTAAATGATGTAAAAGCTAGTTTAACTGATACTTTGCAAAAGATTAAAGACGGAAATTTAATGTCTTTAAAAAAAGGTGCTGTGCCGACAACTTGCCCTTTGAGTTTTCAAATTGATATGACTTATTTTTCTAAGAATTTAACTTTTGATTTTTGCAAAATTGTTTCGCCAGTCTCTTCATCTCTTTATATTTTATTTTACTTGGCTTTCTTTATCTTGTTTTTGGTTGTAACTATTAAATTATTTATTTTAACGTTTATGGGGTGGTAGTTATGCCGGCGATTATAGCAATGATTGTTAATTTTTTTGGTTTCTTTAAATGGGGTAAGATTGTTGATTATGCTCTTCGTGCGGTGGCATTTTCTAAAATGGTTATCATTAATGCTATTTTGGGCGGTTTAATCCTTTCTTATGCAACTGCTGTTCTTTATATAATCAATTTTATATATTCTAAATTTAATTTTGTAGTTGATTATGTTAATAATTTGCCAACTGGCAATGATAAAATTTTAACTACTGCTTTGGCTTTTATAAAGTCCCTTGGTGCTTGGAATGCTTTTTGTGATGTAATGGCTATCTTTTCACCTATCTTTTTAAGCTTCTTTCTTATCTATGCTACAAAGATAGGCATTGTCGTCTTTAAATTTGTTCGAGAAACAATTTTGTCTTTTATCGTTGCGAAGTCTTAAAATGATTACATATTTGATCGGTAACCCTGGAAGCGGTAAAACATATTACGCTGTATATATGATTTATCAGACCTTTTTATTTGAGCCAAAAAAGACCTTCTTAACTAAATTTGTTAAACCTAAAGAAAAGCCAGATTATTCTTTTTGTTATACGAATATTAATGAGTTTAAATTTGAGCTATGCGATAAATTTAAGAAGTTTGATTTTGATGAATTTTATTTAGGCTTAAGAAATTTATACGCTCTTTACAAGACTGGTGCTACCGATAACGAAGTAAATGAAAAAGCTAAAGAGTTAAATTTATTTGGTTGTTTATTCGTTCTTGACGAGTGTCACAACTTCTTTAAAAATCAAAAAGATGAAATTTTAGTTTGGTGGCTTACATATCATAGGCATTTATATCAAGATATTTATCTCATTACTCAAGACTTAACTTTAGTCAATAACGAATATAAACGTATTGCAGAGAAATTTTATAGAGCTTCGGACAGCTCACGAAGATTATTTTCAAAAAAGTTTCGTTATGAAATTTATGCATCTTATAGGCTTTTTAAAAAAGATAGATTAAAAATTATCAATATTCCGTTTCTTCAAGAAGTTTTTGACTTATACCACTCAGGGCAAAGCTCAAATATAAAATCATTTGTTCGCTTTTACTTTTTCTTAGCTTTTTTAGTTTTTATTTTTCTCTTGCTTTTCTTTTATTTTGTCGTAATGTCTTTATTTGAAACTGATAAACCTAAAAATGAGAATTTACCTATTGAAAACAAAATTCCTGCTCCAGTTTCCGAGCAACCTAAAAATTCAAGTTTATTCTTTGATGATAAAAAGCCTAAAAATAATAATATTGACCTTCCTGAAATTTACATTTATGATATTACTTGCCTTAACAATAATTGCCATTTTAGCGATGATTATCATTTATACCCATTATCATTAATTACTTATATTTCTTCAACACATACCCCATTATATTTTTATTTCGAGCCAAAATCTCACGAGCTTGTTAAATACTATTACGTATTTGACAAGCCAGTTTTTCAAAATTTACAAAAAAATAACAAAGGTGTTTCCGATGAAAAGTTTAATCAAATTCCTAATTCTTCCGTGTCTGCTATTAAATAGCCTTTTTTCTGCTGAAATTTATACTGATCTTTTAGATTTCGCACGTTTAACGAGTAAGGCTAACAATATAGCTATTGTAACCGATGAGAGCATTCATCAAGGTGAATACTACTTTATCTATCAAGACGAAGTAAAAATCACGATTTCGATGTTTAGAAAAATGCTTGAAGCAAAGAATTTGTATTTATATAAAAAAGATAATTTCTACTATGTAAGCTCTCAAAAATTGCCTGATTATGATTTAAGGCGTATCGATCTAAAAAATTACGTTGTTGAGGATGTTAATAAAATTCTTAGCCAGTTTGATCTAAATGCTACCTATGCGACCGCTTCAAACTCTGTTTTCTTTAGAGCTGATGATTACATCTTTGATCAAGTAAAAGACGCTATCGCTAAGATCGATAAAAGCTTAGAGCAAGTAACATTTAAGCTTACAATTACTGAAACAAATTTAAAAGATATAAAAGATTTAGGCACAAATTTAAATGGCTTACTTAAGCCACTCAATCACGGCGATTTAGCCTATTACATAAATTTAATTACTTCCCCTTACATTACTAATTCAAACGTCATTAAAAACGATGATAGTGCATTTTTTGGCATATTAAATTTTCTTGATACAAATGGCATTACAAAGATCATCTCTTCGCCAGTCTTGACGGCAAAAAATCACACAGAAGTTTATTTTAGCTCCGTTCAGAATATCCCTTATCTTGTTTCAAAAACTGATATTTCAAACGTTAATTACCAAAAAACAGACAGCTATGAATATAAAGACATTGGTTTAAAAATCAACTTAAAGCCTATAATCCTATCCGATCACATTGATTTTGACTTACATCTAATCCTTGAAGATATCCTTTCTCAAAGTTCATCTCTAACTCCCATTGTTTCAAAGAAAGAGCTTAAAAGCTCATATTCTCTTAAACGTGGTGACGTTCTAGTTCTCAGCGGTATCAATAAAAAGACCACTGCTAAGCAACGTAATGGCGTGCCAGTT